CCAGCGTATTTCAACTCATGCTATCGAGTGGCAAATCCAGCAATACGGCGATATTTCCGACGCGGTGGCCTACACGTACCAGCAAGATGGGCATTCGTTTTATGTTCTAACATTTCCGTCTGCCAACGCTACTTGGGTGTATGACGCGACGACAGGTGCTTGGCACGAACGTGCAGGCTGGCTAAACGGTTCGTGGGTACGCCAGCGCGGCGCAACACAAGCGTTTTACAATAGCGAAGTGCTTGTCGGCGATTACGAAAACGGCAACATTTACGCTTATGACCTTGATAATTACACAGACAACGGCGCTGAACAGCGCTGGCTGCGGTCTTGGCGTGCTTTGCCGCCGGGCCAGAACACGTTACGGCGCACGGCACAGCATGCGCTTCAGCTTGACTGTGAAACAGGCGTCGGCGTGGCGCAATACCCAGCCTATGCGGCGGAAGATTTGACGGCGGAAGATGGCGCGATTTTTATCGCAGAGTACACGCAAAACGATCTGGTTACAGAAACAGGCGAAATTCTTACGACAGAAGCAAATGACGGGTTTGAAACGTTAGCCGACGCACCCAATCCACCTTTCTGGTTCTCGGCCACCACTTACATCACCACGACCAGTTACCCCGCTGCGCCCGGATATGACCCGGAGGTCATGCTGCGCTGGTCCGACGATGGTGGGCATACCTGGTCAAACGAACACTGGCGCAAGATGGGCAAGATTGGCCAGTTTGGCTATCGCACTATTTGGCGGCGTCTTGGAATGACGCTAAAAATTCGTGACCGCGTGTACGAAGTGTCTGGCACCGATCCAGTTAAGCTCGCGATCATGGGCGCCGAGTTGCAAGTGAGCGGCACGAATGCCTAACATCACTAACATCACGCCGCCGCGCGTCCCGCTGACCGATTCGCGCAACGGTTTGATTTCGCGTGAGTGGTATCTGTTCTTTTTAAGCCTGTTCAATCAGACGGGCCAAAGCACCGTCTCTTTGGAAGATGTACAGAAAGGGCCGCCGGCTGAACCCGTCGATGTGGCGGCGCTGCTGGGGCAGGCGCAGCTTGACGCGCCGGGGTCTGAAGCCGTCGCGGCCGCGCTGGCCAAGCTGGCGACAGACGTGCAGGCGCTGGCGGTAGCTCCGGTCTACACGCCGCAGCTTCCTCGGCTGCGCTACGGGTCGTTCTACGACACAACGGACCAGACCGCCGCGGCGATCAACACCGCCTATGCGATGACGTATAACTCAACGGACATCTCCAACGGCGTCTATATCGGGTCACCGACATCGCGTGTCTACGTGGATACGGTGAACGTCTATAACATCCAGTTCTCCGCGCAGTTGATCAATACGGCAGGCGGTGCGCACAATGTGTGGATTTGGTTGCGCAAGAACGGCACCGACGTTCCAGACAGCGCGACCACATTGCGCCTGCAAGGAAACAATACAGAGTTGGTGGCGGCGTGGAACTTCCTGCTATCCATGAACGCGGGCGACTATTTTGAACTTATGTGGGAAGTGTCTGATACGTCAGTGTTTTTGCAGTATGACGCCGCGACCGCTGTCCATCCCGCCATTCCGTCGGTTATCCTGACGGTGACCGACAATATCAGTTCCAGAGGTGCAACATGACCGTAACGGTTAAAGTCCTTGTCCCGGCGCAGACCGCCAACAATACGCAGTCCACCGTCTACACGGCGACGGGCGTCACGGCGATCATCGACAAGTTCACGGCCACCAACTATTCGGCTAACGCCGCGACCATCAGCGTCAATCTGGTGACCTCCGGCGGTGCTGCCGGTAACGACAATTTGATCGTCAAGACCAAGACGCTTCAGGCATCGGAAACGTACACGTTTCCTGAACTGGTCGGACATGTGCTGGCACCTAGCGGGTTCATCTCGACGCTGGCCGGAACGGCCTCGGCCATCAACATCCGCGTGTCCGGCCGCGAGGTGACGTAATGATTGAGGTGCGCCGCGCCAGCAAGGATGATCTGCCGGCGTGCCTCGCCATGACGGCGCGGTTTCACGCCGCGTCTCCTGTCGCGGAAGTTGCACCGTTTGATCGTGACGGCATGGCAATGACGCTGCACGGCATGTTTGCCAACCCTTGCGCGGGTGTGTGGCTGGCCCTGCGCGACGAGGCGCCGGTTGGGCTGGCCGGGGCACTGTGTTACCCCTTGTACTTCAACCCGGCCTGCGAGGTTGTGCAGGAACTGTTCTGGTGGCTGGAGCCAGAAGCCCGCGGTTGCGGGGCGGCGGAAATGCTATTTCAAAACGTGCAGAATTGGGCTAAGGATATGAATGCCGTTGCGGTATTCATGATTGCTTTGGACGATGCCCGCGTTGACAAGATGGACAGGTTTTACAAGCGCGCTGGGTTCCAGCCTATGGAGCGCACTTACATGAAAGGGTCACTGGCATGGCAATAGCAACAGGAGCCGCCATTCTCGGCGCCGCAGCGATTGGTGCAGCCGGCAGTGCGGCCGCCGGCATTTACGGCTCCAACAAGGCCGCCAAGGCGCAGGACAAGGCAGCCAAACGAGCGGCACAAGCTCAAAAAGATGCGCTTGCTGCGCAGACGGCTCTTATTGAACCTTATGTGTCCGCAGGCAAGAACGCGCTGGCCGAATACCAGAAACTGGCGCCATACCAGAATTTCGGCATGGCACAGTTCCAAGCGGACCCAGGCTATAATTTTCGCATGTCGGAAGGCATCAAGGCGTTGGAACGGTCGGCCGCAGCGCGGGGTCTGCTTCAGTCCGGCGGCACGCTGAAGGGTATACAGCAGTACGGCCAAAACCTGGCGAGCGAAGAATACCAGAACGCCTTCAGCCGCTACCTGACCGAGCGCCAAGCGCGAATGGGTCCATATGAGTATCTGGCTGGTCAGGGTCAGGCTGCCGCCGTCGGGCAGGCATCGAATGTCGGCTCGACTGGCGCAGCATTGGCAGACATCGCTTCGCAGCGCGGCAACGTGCAGGCGGCGCAAACCATGGGTACCGCGGGCGCCATCGGAAATGCGTTCAGCAATATCGGAACGGCTGTGGGCAGCTACTACGCCAATCAACCATACATGAACTACCTCCAGTCCATCACGCCGACCGCGTAATAGGTGAACCATGCCGCTTGATCCGAGCATCATCGCTAACTCAATGACAAACATGGCGGCTAACATGCCTGACGTAAACGCGCTGATGCAGCAGCGCGTGCAGGGGGCGGAAAACATCTATAAGATTGAAACCGCGCGGCAGGAACAGGAAAGAAAAACCGCCAAGGAACAGCAGGAAGCTATCGCGCAGATGATGCTGCCGTCTGTTGCTGCGGCGTTCTCTGACCCGTCTGACGCTGGACTGGCCGCTGCTGCGTCGCTAATGCCCCCCGAAGCCGCCGAGACTTTCGCGCCGTTTATGGATCGATTGCGTTCGGTGCCGGACCCGAAACTGCGCCAGGCGCTGTTGCGGGCTGAACTGATGAAGGATGAGGAAGGCCGGCTGATCCTCGGCCAGCTTGAGCCGACCGCCAACATGCGCCTTCAGGCCGATACTGCGGCGCAGGCACAGGCGCTCAAGATGCGCGAGTTGCAGTTGCGTGAGCAGGAAGCGGCGGCAAAAGCTGCGCAAACGGCGCCTATCAGTACAGAACAGCCGCCTGACGAAACCGCGGCGCCGCCTATAGACCCGAAAGTCAAGCTTAAACTGGATCAAGCATATCCGCAGGCCGCGCGGGCGCTGCAAAGTTCTGTCACTAGTCTTGACCAAGATATTCAGGATGTTGAAAATCTTCTGGCCGATCAAACAGGTTTGAAAGCAATCACGGGCTATCTCGGGGCGTACACACCCAACATATCTATGGACGCGACGCGCGCGCAGGCTTTGCTGGACAAGATCATGGCCGGCGCCGGGTTCTCAGCACTTCAGGCTATGCGTGATGCGTCTCCGACAGGCGGCGCGCTTGGTAACGTGTCCAATCAAGAAGGCGCAAAACTCGAGAAAAGTGTAGCGGCATTCTCGCAGGCGCAGGGTCTTAAAGATTTTCAGCGGGCGTTACGCCAGTATCTGGTTGACCTAAAAACGGCGCAGCAGAATGTTCAGGCTGCGTTTGACGAAACGTACAGTTATCGCGGTGAAGCGCCGTCTGCCGGGATTGTTGAAGAAACCAAGGCGCGTCGTAAAAAGATCGAGGAAGAGACTTTGCCGCAAGGCCGTACATCCTTGCCGCCGGGCGTAACTGTCAAAAGGAACTAGCATGGCTTCGTTCACTGTCACACTGCCGGATGGGTCTTCCTACACAGTGGACGGCCTGCCGGACGATGCTACGGAAGACGACGCGCTGGCAGCGGTGCTGGCGCAGCATCCCGAAGCCGCCGAAGCGGATAATAGCCTTCAACAGTGGATGGGGGTGGCGACGCGCGCGCTGTTGCCTTACGCGGCCGCAGCGACCGCAGGCGCGGCGGCGGGAGCGCCGTTAGCAGGTATCGGCGCGGTTCCTGGTGCAGCGGCAGGTATGCTTGCGCTTGGTGCAGGTGATATTGGCACCAGCGTTTACAATCTTGCCGCTACGCCGTTTGGTGCGCCGCGCATGACGCTTCCGTCCGAAGCGATACGACAAGTCTACGAAACCGCGGGTGGCCCTGGCACGCGGCAACCGGTTACCCCCAATCAGCGTATATTTAGTTCTGCGTTGGAAGCCGCAACGGGCGCGGGTGGAACAGCAGTGGGCTTGCGTACTCTTGCGCCTACATTGCAAGCAGGTACTACCGCACGGAACGTGATGACGGAACTTGGCCGCGGCGTCAGGGCGCAAACTGTTGGCGGCGCCGGAGCCGCCGGGCTTACCCAGACGGCTGTAGAAAGTGGTGAAACAGACCCCACCAAACTGTTTCTTTTGTCGCTGGTCGGCGGCGTTGGCGGCACTTTGGCCGGCGGTCGCACTCCACGCCCTACGATAACTGGCGCTGATATTCGTGATCAAGCAAGGCAATTTTATCGGCAGATGGAACGTGAAGGCGTGTTTTTCTCTGGCCAGGCTGCGGATGATTTGGCTGATCGTTTGGAAGATACGCTTCGGCAACAGGCCGCTCAGATCAATCGGCCGGATCGTAATGAAGTGTTGCAGGTCATCCGTGATTTGCGGAACCGTCCGTACAACGAACTATCATTTGAAGAATTAGAGGCGCTGCGGGGACGACTTGGAAATGTGGGTCGTAGCCGCGACACGGGGGTAATTGTTCGAGAACAAGCAAATCGTCTTGCTGGTATTGTTCAGGATGAACTGGATAATTTTGTAGATAATGCTGGCCCTACGCAGGTTACAGCAGGCGACCCGCAAGTTGCGGCGCGGGCTGTCACGCAAGCGCGGCGGCAGTACAGAAACGCGCGTAAAGGCGAAATTCTTGAGCAAGTTCTGGCTAAAACTGAACTGAGCAAAGGCACTAGGCCAAAGATTGACGAACTACAAGCGCGGTTAGCGCCTATCGTTTCTAACGAACGACTTATGGCCAAATTTACACCTGCGGAACGCGAGGTTCTTTCAAGCCTGCAAAGTGGTAACGTTACAGAACGAACGCTTAGTTTGATCGGCCAGTTGGCGCCCGATTTAAAATCCGGCGCAGGCGTTACGAAACTGATCGGCTATTTGAGCGTTCCTCCGACTGCTGCGGCGTCGCTTGTTGACCCTGCCTATGCGGCGACGGCTGGCGTAGTCGGCGGAGCGGCGTTAGCGTCGAGGGCGCTGGCTAATCGTATGGCCTTGCGCCGCGCAAGTGATGTGGCCGAAAACGTATTGGCTGGGCGTCCTCCTCCGGGACTGCCAGAGCGCGCTGTGCGGGCGGCTGGACGTGGCGCCGCATACGTGCCTCCGGTCGTATTGGGTTCAGAGGCGGTTAACAATGCGTTTATCACGGATGCGTATGGAAATGCGTATGACACGCGTGGCAACAGGCTGAGGTGATGACGTGGATTATCAAGTGCTTTTCAATCTCGCCGTCGGCGCGGCCGGCGTCTTTGGAGGGTATGTCTTGAGCAGGATTTACCATAGCCTTGACCGTCTGGACGAAGACGTTCGCAAAATCCCGCTGAACTATGTTCAGAAGGACGACTTCAAGACGGCTGTCGCGGACATCAAGAACGACATTCGGTCCGGCTTCCAGCAGGTGGACCGCACGCTGAACACTCTGTTTGAGCGCATCAACGAAAAGGCGGACAAGGCATGAAGCTGAACAGCGCCTCCGAGGCTAGACTGCGCGGCGTGCACCGTGACCTGGTGCGCGTCGTGCGGCGCTGCGCGGCCGACTGGGCCGACCCCGAGACGGGCTTCATCGTGACCTGCGGCCTGCGCACCATCGAGGAACAGCGCCTGCTGTACCAGAAGGGCGCCACCCGCACCATGCGCTCGCGCCACCTGACGGGCCACGCCGTGGACCTCGCGGCGACCGTGCAGGGGCAGGTGCGCTGGGACTGGCCCTTGTACGTCCGGTTGGCAAAACTGATGAAGGCTGCCGCCAAGGCCGAAAAAGTGCCGCTTGAGGCCGGCGCAGATTGGCCGCGTTTTCGCGACGGGCCTCATTTTCAACTGCCGGTCAGCAAGTACCCGGCGAAATAGGAGACTGACAATGACCAAGGACATGATCTGGGGCGTCGTGCGCGCCATCCTCGCAGCAGGCGGCGGCTACTTCGTCGGCTCCGGCGTGCTGGAACAGTCCACCGTCAATGACCTGATCGGCGCTCTCGGCATCATCTTCGCCGCCGGCTGGTCGATCTGGTCCAAGAAGGCGTGAACTGGATTGAGATTGCTGCCATCGCCGCGGTCCTGATCGGCCTCGGCGCTGGCGGCTTCCTCGTCGCCCAGCGGCCCGCCTTCTGGTGGGGCTTGGGCGTCGTAATGTTCAAGGCAGCGTTGCCCTACCTGGCCCGACGAATGCCGGAGGCGGATGAGAAGGCGTTTCAGGACTGTGTGCGCCGGGGCGGAGAATGGGACCACGTCCGGCGCCGCTGTAAGCGTTAGGTCATCTTTTTTCGCGCTCGTTTGTCTCGAAAGCGTTTGGCGTGCGCGGCTTTGCATTCGTTACAGCGGCAACCGTTTTCATAGCCAGTTCGCGTACCATGCCGCCATTCTTTTAACCGGCCCACTTTTAGCGCCGTTGCTGTATCGCAACCATAATCGCGTATGCGTTTAAGTACCGTTCCGGGTTGCAACCCTAATTCGTTTGCCCATTGCGAAGCTGTTTGTGTGCGGCCGTTAAACGTTAAGTTTACGTTTCGTCTTTGATTGTTTAACTGTTCTTTTGCAGACGCCCAACGACAATTTTCGGCGTAGTACCCTTTAAGATTGTCAACTCTATCTAAAGAACACCCTTTAGGCGCAAAACCCATGTCTAACACGAATAAATCGTAGCTAGACCAGCGTTCGCATATCGTTATGCCTCGGCCTCCATAATTATGGTACGCAGTGTGAGACGGATTAAGACACCGCGATCGCATTGCTTTCCAACTGTTGTACGTCGAACAGTTTGTTGGACTACCCCATTTTCGGCCCCTCATCATCAAACCCTTTAATCTGCCGTTCTAACAACGTCATGTATCCTACTATATCTATAACATTGTCAAGGTAAAGATGATCGCCTGACAACATCCGCGCGATTTTCGTCGCGACCATCTCTAAGGCTTCTTTTTGCGTGTCTTCCAGTAGCCTCCAGTTCTTGCCGCGGCGCATGGCGTCCTTCAACTCCTGCGCCGTCGCGGCCACGTCGTAAAAGTCGCCGTGCGTCTTCTGGCGTTCGTCCAGCAAGTCAGTCATGTCTCTTTCCTATCGTCAGTTCCATGCCCAGCACGTTCAGGCAGGCGTTCAGATTGTCCACGGTCGGACAGGTGCGGATGCGCCAGTCCTTCAGCGTGTTCGGGTTGACGCCGGAGCGGTCGGACATGTCGAGCAGCCCGATCTGCTGGCGGTTCATTTCGTCGTACAGGCGCCGCACCAACGGGTGCGCCCGCACAGGCGCCGTCAGCTTGCGGAACGTCCTCACCGCTTGATTTCCTCCAGCAGTTCCTTGCGCTCCCGCGCCGCCCGCAGCACCGTGTAGCGCTGATGGATGCGGACGACGAAGGTCGCGCGCTTGTGGACCTTGACCTCTTCCTCCAGCATCGCCAGCACCTGTTTCTCGTTGCGCTTGGGCAAGACTGCGTTCAACGTAAACCAGTTCATACTCATCCTTTTAACTCCTCTAGGGCTATGTCCGAAATCGCGCGCTTGTCGGCGAGCGCCGCCCAGATGCGTTCGTCAATCGTCTTGTTCGTCAGCATGACGTAGATCCACACGTCCCGCTCCTGGCCCCCGCGATGGATGCGGCCGACCGTTTGCTCGTACAGTTCCAGCGACCACGGCAGCGACAGGAACACCATCTTGTTGCCACCATACTGGAGGTTCAGCCCATGGCCGGCTGACTTGGGGTGTACGGCCAGCAACTTGATCTGCCCCTTGTTCCAGCGCTCGACCACGTCCGCACCGTCGTCCAGCGTCCAGAGATGCGGGTATAGTGACTTCAACTTTGCCAATTCCTCGACGAAGTTGTAGACAATGATTGTGTTATCCTGCTGGTTCCCTTCCAGAATTTCGTCAAGCATATCAAAGCGATGCGTTGAGAACCAGACGGGTGTCTTGGTCGTGGCGAAACGCCCCGGCAGGTCGGAGGCATAGGTCGCGCTGTCATAGACCCAGCCGCCCGCCATCTGTTGCAGCTTGCTCGTCACCGCGGCGGCCGACAGCGCCGTGATCTCGCGCTTGCCGATCTCGGTGACGAAGTCGCGCTTCATCTTCTCGTATGGCCCCCGGTCAGGCATGTTGGTGCGCATCTCCACGACATGGCAGGGCGGCAGCTTGTCCTTGTAGACGCCAGGCTCCAGCACGAAGGTGGCCGGACGGATGCGCGCCATCACCTGCTCCAGCGCACCGCGGCGCGGCTGCCACTCGCCAAACTCGCGGTTGATGCAGACGAAGTATTGCTGGAGGAAGGCACCCTTGGCGCGGCCCAGCAGCGCCTCGTCCACCACCTTGCACTGGCCGAAGACATCCTCCAGACCGTTCGAGGTAAAGGAACCTGTCAGGCCCCAGCGGACAGGAAAGCGGTCGAGCATCTTGTAGAACGCCTTGAAGCGTTTGCCGGACGGGTTCTTGAGCCGCGTCAGTTCATCGAATACGACGCCGTCAAACGCCAGGTCGTCGGGCAGCTTGTCGAGGTTGTCGTAGTTGACGACGACAATATCGCTGCTAGAAGACAGTGCTGCCTTGCGTTGGGTGGAGGTGCCAACCGCAATGGATAAAGACAGCGACGGCGCCCATTTCGACACCTCAACGGGCCACACATCCGTACACACACGTTTGGGCGCCACCACCAGCCACCGCTTGGCATGACCATCGCGCTTCATCTCGGCCATGGCGCTGAGCGTGATGGCGGTCTTGCCAGCTCCGACCGGCGCCAGGATCATGGCGCGGTCACGCTCGTACAGGAACGTGACCGCCTCTTGCTGGTAGGGTCTTAACTCCATTGCGCGGCCATCGCGGCTGCAATGCCTGCATAAGTTTTGCTGCGCTCCTTCCAGCGGTTAGGGCTAGGCGGCATCTTATGGACGCGCGCTTCCCTACCTTCCACAATGTCGGTCGGCGTTAACTTGGGAAGGTTCTTCAACCACAGGCACGTTGCCTTGGTTTCGCCGTGGCCGAACTGCCACGGCTGGATAATCTGATCTGGCTTGCGGATGCGGCTGCTGATGATGCTGACGGGATTTTCCAGCGCGATTTGCGGAATGGAAGCGTCTAACAAGCGTCTAACAAAAGCGAGCGCCTCGGCTTGCTCGTTCAACTTGTCCTTGAACCACCGCGCGCCAGATACCGCCAGATGTGTACAAGGCGGATGGGCGATCATCAAATCCCAGCCATCATCAAGAATGTCGCGGACGTCGCCCTGATAATGCGGCCCCGGCACGTCAGTCGGCAGGAGGTCGCAACTCATGGCGTCGTGTCCACGGGCGCGGAAGGCGTCTCGGACTGCACCTGAGTATTCGCAAGCGACAAGGACTTTTGCCATTCATCTATCTCCGTTTTGCGCCACAGGCACGCATAGTTCTGGTTGAGCGCCGCCATCTCGGCCGCGAACTTCTGTTGCAGCGGCGACAGCCGGCCGTCAGGCGCCTTGATCTCGACGAACCACACCGACCCGTCAGGCAGACAGGCGATGCGGTCGCTGACACCCTTGCGGTTCAACGCTCGGAACTTGTACGTGACGCCGCCCAGACGTTCGACCGTCCAAACGAAATAGCGCTCAATACTGCTTTCACTTTCCCGTGGCATGGAACTGACTTAACAAACAATCATTGACAGGTCAACAAACAATCTCTAACGTTCTGAACATCAACAACAGGAGCACACTACAGTATGGCCGCACACTCCAACGTCGTCGGCGGGTCAACCGCCAAGCGCGTGATCAACTGCCCCGGCAGTGTCGCGCTGGTGCAGAAGATGCCGCCCCAGCCGCCGTCCGTTCATGCCGACACCGGCACGCTGCTGCACAACACCATCGCCACCATTCTCGAAAGCGAGAAGGCGGCGCATGAATTTCTCGGTGCCACCTACAACGGCATTGAACTGACCGAAGACCTGATGGAGCGCAAGCTGCTGCCGGCGCTGAAGGCCCTCGACGAAATCGACCCCCTTAAGGAGATGGAGTATGCGGTCGAGCAGGTGGTGGGGTTTGGCAACCTTCTGCCAGGTGTGTTCGGGTCTGCCGATCTTGTCGGCCGCCTTGGTGATCGTGCTGTGCTGCTGGACTGGAAGTTCGGCGATGGCGTGGCGGTCGAGGCGGTCGAAAATCCGCAGGGCCTCTTCTATTGTGCTGCCGCGCTTCACACCGCGTCCACCAAATGGGCGTTCGCCGGGGTCAAAGAGGTCGAGATTATCATCGTGCAGCCCCCGCTCGTCAAGCGTTGGGTGACGACCATTGACCGCATCAAGCAGTTTGAGGCCGACCTGATCCTCGCCGTGCGCGCCGCCGAACAGCCCGACGCGCCGCTCAAGGCGGGCGATCACTGCCGCTGGTGCCGCGCCAAGTCGATCTGCCCCGAAGTGACGGGCGTCGTCGCCCGCGCGACGCGGACGGCGCTGCGCACCATCAACGTCGACCAGATGGCCGACATGCTCGACCAGGCCCGCACGCTGGAGACGTGGATCGACGAACTGCGCAACCTCGCCCAACGCATGATTGAGGATGGCGTCGAAGTGCCGGGATGGAAAGTTGTCCCCAAGCGCGCCACTCGCAAGTGGGTTGACGACAAAAAAGTCTTGACGGTCCTGACCGAAGCAGGTTTAACTGTCGAACAGTTGACGGATACCGCAATCAAGTCCCCCGCGCAGATGGAAAAGGTGCTCAAGAAGCACAACGTCCAGATGCCAGATGACCTGATCGTGGCCGTCTCAACAGGTAACACGCTGGCACCCGCGGATGACCCTCGGCCCGCCGTGTTGCAGATCGGTAAGCAACTCGCTACCGCTCTTGGTAAACTAACGTAAAGGAAGATACAATGAACGACGTAGTTGCATTCGGTAACGGCAAGCTCCCCTCGGTCCAGTCCCTGACCACGGCGCTGCGCAGCCTCGAAACAGAGGTCGGCGCCGCGGGCATGGTCATGCTCAAGATGGACAAGACCGGGCATTGGGTGTTCGGCGCTGATCAGACGGAGATCGACGACGACAGCACATGGGCCATCAACCCGTTCTCCTTCGTCCATGGCTACATTGCCTGGGGCGAGGGTGAGGTGCTGGGCGAGAAGATGGTACCGGTGTCTGATCCCCTGCCGGAGATGGACACGCCTCCTCCGGGCGCCAAGCGCGGCTGGGAGATGCAGGTCGGCATGAGCCTGAAGTGCATGAGTGGCGAAGACAAGGGCATGGAGGCGCGCTACACCGTCACCTCCGTGGGCGGCAAGCGTGCCGTCCAGAAGCTGGCCCTTGAGATCGCCGGTCAGGTCGAGAAGGACCAGACCAAGCCGGTGCCTGTGGTGCGTCTGAAGAAGGACCACTATACGCACAAGTCTTACGGCCGCATCTTCACGCCGGTCTTTGAGATCACGAACTGGATTGATCTTGAGGGCAATGCGGCCACCGAAACGCCTGCAAGTGAGCCGGCAGCGGACACCGCCGTCCGTCGCCGTCGTAGCGCGTAAGCAGGCGCGCGGGGCGGCCTTTGTCCAGGGGGCCGCCCTGCACCCCATTCCATGACAATCTTTTGGCACGACTTTGAGACGCGCAGCCGCTGTGATCTCACCAGCCGCGGCGTCTACAATTACGCGCAAGACCCCTCGACGCAAATCATCTGCATGTCCTACGCCTTCGATGATGAGGACGTGCAGACATGGACGCCTGACCAGCCCTTTCCACAGAAAGTTTCAGCCGCAATTCTTTCTGGCGTGCAGATGCGGGCGCACAACGCGGCGTTTGAGCGGCTGATCTGGTGGTACGTCTTGTGCCCCGACTTCGGCGTGCCCGAGCCGAAACTGGAGCAGTTCTATTGCACTGCATCACAGGCCCGCGCCAACTGCGCGCCGGGCAGCCTTGAGGACGTGGGCCGTTTCGCCGGGGCCAGCATGAAGAAGGACCACCGGGGCGCTGCGCTGGTGCGCGCGCTATCCATGCCGCGCGCGGACGGGTCGTTCACATATGACCCGGTGCTCATGCTGGAGATGATTGAGTATTGCGAGGCCGACGTCCGTGCCATGCGCGCCTTCTCCAAGGCCATGCGCGACCTGACGGACGAGGAGCTGCTCGACTACCACGTCAACGAGCGCATCAACGACCG